CCGTGCGCGCCCACCACGCTTTCGCGTTGACTCTTGTCTTTTGCAGACAAGTCTCGTGAGAGTTAGAGCGTGTTGCTGGTTTTTCAGTGACGCTCTCTATCCTGTCCTTACCAGAAAAAGGGCCTACTAAATACGTAGCCCACCCACTCCAAGATGACTCGTGAAGCGCAACGAGTTGAAACCAGTGTCACTGGTTCATCCTTTTTGGGCGTGGGTTTTGACCTTCCCTACTAATTTCTTATGTCTCTTCGATGCTTTGAAAGCACCCACCGACCTCTGAAACCGGCCAGCCAGTACCGCCCGAAGGGGACTGCTTGGGACAAGCGAAACTTTCAAGGGGAAAGGGGATTACGCGTTTTCGGCGTGGAAACCACTCTTTCTTTAAAGGGGAGGAATCATAGAGAGCTCCCAGCTAGTGAAGCCCGGCGCTACTCACTAGGCGTAACCGCAGTTGACCTGTGGAAGGGAGCAGGGGGAAAGTGATGCGGGAGGACCAAAGTAACTCCGGAAGTTTCTTGATCCACGTACGAATCGGGACCGAACAAGTTCCATGGTAACATGGAGACAAGGATGGTCGTCGATCCATAGTGATCGACGGGCATTTTCGGAAACAAATGCCCGATCTTCGTAGAGAAGAAAGTGATCGTAAACTGGTTTAGGCCAGACAAACGACCACTTCTTTGGTCCCCGCTGGAGGACGCGGAAGGAAGGAGGTTGATAGGAGGGTGTCTGAGAAGAGCGCTCGCGATAGGAAGCATAGTCGATGGAGACCTTTTCAGGTTTAACGGGCTGACCCGTCCATCTCGAGACCATGTCCCCTGCGACGTCTTTCGCCATAACGTCGAAGATGGGATAAAGAGACGCCTTTGGAGGCGCTCCGACAACCATCTCAACACTACGACGTACACCCTTCCTTATGACGGGGGCCGGCCCATCGGTCAGGGCTCGGCGAAACCAAGACTTCTTGGAAAGAATCTGATACTCTCTGCGAGACAGAGTAGACAAGTCTATCTGTCTAGCGGCAATCTCGAAGCGCATCATACAATTCACGACGAGGGATTTGACCTCGCCACGAAATGTACTCAGCCCATCGAGAACCTCTGCCAACAGACAGCCAGGTTCCTTCTTGTAAGGTCGGAAGAACGAAAGGACAGGTTTAGGGGCCAACTGGCCTCTACGGAGAAAGAACCTTTGAGAGTTCAAATCCGCAGAGATGTTTGAGTAGCCGGTCTTCTCAACATTGACACAAAGTCCGAAAGTTCCAGTCACCTCTTTCCAGAGGGAAAAGAACTTCCGATCACCTGCAAACAAGCAGTCATCGCCGTTAAAACGACCGACGCGGTTGGCCCCGCTGCCTCGTCCGATATCGCTGGCGATATCGAAGCAGGCCTTATTCAGGAGGCACAGAAGTGGGAAACTAACAAGATTCCCCATCATGCTACCTCTCCGAATAGGCCTGATCGTCCCCGTGCAGGTGTTCATCCAGCGCAGGCGCTGGAATGACCCTCTCAGGACGCTTCTCTCATTCTCACTCAGCCTCACATCCTTTGACAGCTCGTCTACGATGACATCGACAGCGCCCAAGTAGATTTTGTCAGTGGCGGATTCGTAATCGCCACTAATGACAGCCTCTCCTTCGCGCCGGTCACCCAAGACGGCCAAGAAATCTTCCTTCTTTACATCCCCACGAACCAGCCATCCAAAAGATGACAGATGGTCGTAAAGGGCATTGTGAACAGGCGTCAAGACTCGCTTTACGCGAGCGGACTGCATCGTTACGACACGAAGCTTTCCCTTAGTCTTGGCGACCCCCAAACGGACAAGCGAATCGTCCATGGAAGTCTGTAAAGGATCGGTAGCAAGAGTGCCACCTTCACCTTGACGCGTTTCAAAACACCCCTGCTGGTCAGGAATGTAAACCCCGCTCTCGCTCCTCCTCACCCCACCCTCCACACACTCTTTGCGAGCGTTTTCCAAACGTTCGCCCCACCCGAAGGCGAGCTCACGGACATGCCTCCTCAACAACCAATAAGGATCACTGCACCAAGAAGTGCTCACCTTATCAGGAGTCTCCGCCATCCGTGCAGCCCACTCTTCCTTCGCCACCTGTCCCCTACTATGATCGCATGTCAAGCACGGGGCATCAAAGATGCGCTTGCAGCTCGCAAGAGCCGAAGACATCTTCGAAGCACGCACTTTACGTCTTGTCGCACCCCCTTTCGAGAGGGAGCGCATTTGCATCACAATGGGGACCTTGTGGTCCCAATCCTTCCTAAGGGATAAACACGTCGTACCTGATAACTCAGGAAGCTCACCCAGGAGTCTAAACTCCAGCTGGATGACACGAAGTGCCTTAAGAAGGCCCCGCCTAATGGGCCCTGCTGCAGCGCAGCGGGCTGGTTTATCGGAACGGCTCGTACGAGCGGAACCGAAACCCATTGGGAGTTGAGGTTGATAAGATCAATCCAACGGGTAGTCCTTAA